TTTTCTTTATTGTATAATTCATTAAACTTTTCAGGGGGCAACTGCGTTAAGTCAGCACAATATGCTTTATGATGATAATTTTTATTATAACTTTCAACTGCTTTGTCCCAAATATCTATTCCAGCAATTACATTCAATCCAGCATCAGTTAAACCTTTTGACATACCACCGCAACCACAAAATAGGTCAATTACATTTAATGTTTTTGTATCAACCTCAATAATTTGAGTAGTCTGTTGAACTATTTCTTCATTTGATAAAATTATTTTAGGTTCTTCAACAACTTTATTTTTTCCGTTAATTAGTTCTATTAATTGTGATTTATTTTTTGAACTGCACTTTGTAATACCCAATTCTTTACACTTTTCTAATAACTCTAATTTACTCATTTTTGATATATCCATTTGTTCGGTGATGTTTTCTGTATTATTTGAAATCAATTTTATTTTTAATTCAATCAATTTATCTTCAACAACTTTGTCTATTAATGCTTTTATCTTATCAGTTTGTATTTCACAAGGGTTTTTACGAGTTAAGTGTTTATCGTAATGTGATTTTTGAGAAAAGGTCTTAGCACATTTTTCGCAACTATATTTACCCATTTTAGTTATAATAGTATATTCATAATTTATTTTTTATATTGTTTAACTAAAAATACCTAAAATAATTTTTCTTAAATAATATCCCGGTCATAAATGTATACATAAATATAATATTAAAATATATACATACCAATCTCAATATCCTTTTTAAATAAATTTGTTACTTTATCTATCATCCATTGTTCTGTATAATATTCTTTATAGGATTTTTTATTTTTAAACCATCTATTACTTTAATTTTTGGCATAATGGTATGCATATTGAAATATAGTTACTATTTAATTATATTCTATGTTTAATTTCATTATTTATTTTCTATTTTCAAATCAATATAAAAAAAATAAATATCATGGAAAAATCTGTTACTATTTCATCCGATTCGTTAAAATCAGGTAAAACACCTCGTAACATTAAACAAGGAAAAAAAACACAGAAACATAAATCAGAATATGGAGAGATTAAACATAATAAATCAAATGAAAATAAATTAAAACGAGAACTTATTAAACGTATAAAGAATAAAAGAAAATCACAATCACAATCACATATATCCAATAATATTAATAATATTAATAATCCTATTAAACATATTCAAATTAGTTCTGAGCGTCAAGATGAATTTCAAAAATCATTAACCGAATTAAATAATATTCTATCTGAAAGACGACAAAAATTACAAAAAACAAAAAGAAGAAGAAATAAAACACCTATTCATACATCTTCTTTTTCAGATGCTGTTATTGAAAATGATAAAACTATGGGTAATCTGTATAAACCATCTCCTAGCTATAGTAATCTTAAATTTGGATCTAAAAACACTTATCGTGAACAAAATAAAACAAAACGAAAACCTAATATACAATTTAATGATTCCATAGATTCTATTTCTATTTCTACCATTGACGATCGACTACAAAATAAACCTATATCTACACCTATATCTACACCTATATTACAAATAGAAAACGTTATCGATAATAAAATTAAAGAGGATATTAAAAAAGATGTAGATAATACAATTAAAAATAAAATAATAGAACCAAAAAAATCAATCACCAGACGAAATGATACAAATACAAATACATCAAATCAAAAAACAATTATTAAGAAAACATGTCGTGTTGGTAAACATAATAATAAAGTATCTGTATTTTTAAAAAAAGACGACGATAAAGAAGAATTAAATAGAAAAATTTCAGATATATATGATATACCTATTTATGATATGAAAAAATATTTATGTGATAACAAATTATTACAACCTTCATCCGATTGTCCTTATTATATTATTCGTGAAATGTATAAAAATGCTATTTTATCAGGCAATATAAAAAATAATGGAAAAAGCTCTATTCAACCTCTTCTCCAAGAAATAGAAAATAAAGGACACATATAAATATTCATAATTCATATTTTAAACAATATAAACATATAATATAAACATATAGTATTATGTATTAAAGATTATCATATATTATGACGTCAACACTCGGAATATATGATGAATATTTTAAAAACCAAAATGAAATGGAAACTAAATTTGGTAAAAAGACGATTGTATTTATGCAAGTTGGAAGTTTTTATGAAGTATATGCTTATAAAAATAAATCAACACAAAAAATATATGGAAGTAATATAGTAGATTTTGTAAATATATGTGAATTTCAAATGTCTGAAAAAAAGGTTCAGATGAAAGATGAAAATATTGGTATAATGATGGCTGGATTTCCAGATTATCAGATTGATAAATATTTGGAAAAAATGAATAGTTTACATTATACGATTGTGATTTATAAACAGGAGAAAAATTCGATGGGAAAAATTACACGTCCATTATTTCAGATTGTTTCACCTGGTACATATTTTACAGCAAATTCAATTGAAAATATTGGAAATGATATTGATAATAATCATAAAGAATATTCATCATTATCAAATAATAGTGTATGTATTTGTATTGAAGTATGTAAGAAAAATAGATTTTATGACAAAGATCGTATTATTTTTGGATTAAGTTTAATCAATATTATTAATGGTAAATGTAATTATTCGGAACATCAAATAGACACACCTTCTTTAAAATCAATATCACCTTCTGATTTTGATTATGTGGAGAGATATATATCAATATATAATCCAAGCGAACTTATTATTTTATATAATTCAGAGTTCATCACAGATAAATTCCTAAATTCATTTTATAATTATATCGGTATTCATAATAAATCAATTCACACTATTGATAAATTAGATATACATAATCCGTTTCATACATCTATTCAAAAATGTGAAAAACAATCCATGCAAATGGAAATTTTACATCAATATTATAAAAAAATAGATATATCTTATTTTATGAATATTTGTCGTTTTCATGAATATTCGATCGCATGTCAATCATTTGTCTTTTTATTGGAATTTATTTATTATCATAATCCAACATTAATAGAATATTTACAATTACCTGTCATGGAATATGAAACAAATAATTTATATTTAGGTAATCATTCTCTTAAACAATTAAATATTATTAGTAATGAACGAGTATATGGTAATAAAAGTTCTATATTGGATTTTATGAATAGATGTGTTACCGATATGGGTAAACGTCATTTTAAAGAAGTATTGTTACATCCTATTACATGTGTAAATACTTTAAATAATAGATATAATAATATTGAAAAACTTATGGGATTAAAGAAGGAAGGAATACAAAAAATTAGAAAACAACTTTTATCGGTTATAGATATGGAGAGATTATTACGTTCCATAATTATTAAAAATGAGAATACATCATTTCAACATATTCAAAAATGGGAACAATCTCTCCATGTATTACATACTATATTTTCATCTCATAATAAATTGTTATCCACATTAGAATTGAAACACCCTTTATCAAAAGTTATTGAAAATATACAAAATATACATACATATATGTCATCAAATATAAATAATAAATATAATACATATGATGATATTGATGAATATAAAACAGATGATATTGAAGGTGGTAAAATAAACAATATGTTGTTTTTTGTAAAAAACTATGATCAAGAGTTAGATGATATGTATGACAAATATAAATTATGTGTTTCTAAAATTCATACGTTGAGAGATTATTTAACGAATATGATAAAAGAAAAATCACCAATTCAAACAAAAAAGGATGTTCAATATATTCGTATTCATCATATGGATAAAACTGGATATTATTTTAAAATTACAAATTCACGTGCAAAAATATTCAAATCTATTATCGATAAACAAAAACAAAAATCAGATGATTCTTTAAAGCAAAATAATGATACATTAATAAATGATTTTTCTTTAAATGAAATTACATTTCAAACTGCTACAGGTAGTGATAAAAAAATATCATCACCATATATTGACGAATTATTTAATGATATACGATCATTACGTGTATCTTTAATGGAAAAACATATTGAATGTTATAAACGCTTTTTATTACAATTAGTAGAAATGCGTGATAATCATACTATCATTAATGAATATGTAGAAGATTTTGATTTTACATTATCAAACTCCTTTCATTCTATAGAATATAATTATTCAAAACCTATTATATGTAATAATAAAAATAATGATAATAAATCATATATTACAATTGAAAAAGGTAGACATCCACTAATAGAAGTATTATATCAAGATGAAATATATGTACATAATGATGTATCACTTACATATGATAATAGGGGAATGCTTATATATGGAACAAACGCTGTTGGAAAAAGTAGTTTAATTAAATCCATAGGAATTATGATTATTTTAGCACAATCAGGATGTTTTGTTCCTTGTTCTAATATGACATATTATCCATTTCATAAATTATATACAAGAATTTTGGGTAATGATAATTTATTTAAAGGATTATCTACATTTGCTGTTGAAATGACCGAATTAAATGTTATACTGAGAGATAGTGATGAATATAGTTTAGTATTAGGTGATGAATTATGTAGTGGAACAGAATCAGGTTCCGCAATGAGTTTATTTCTTGCAGGACTTCGATATTTAGATAAAAATAATGTAAAATATATGTTCGCTACTCATTTTCATGAAATAACCAAAATGAAAGCAATTGATGATATTCAATCTATGTCTATTAAACATATGGAAGTAAAATACGATAAAGAAAAAGATATTCTAATCTATAATAGAAAATTAAAGGATGGACCCGGAAATAATATATATGGATTAGAAGTATGCAAATCGTTGAAATTACCTGATGATTTTTTGGAAGATGCAAATATGATCCGTTTAGAAATTAATCCAGAATATACAATATTTTCAGAAAGAAATAATTCAAGATATAATAGTTTAAAAATAAAGGAAAATTGTGAAATATGTGGCAAAATATCAAATGATATTCATCACATTCAAGAACAAACACATGCAAATGAATATGGTTTTATAGATACTTTTCATAAAAATCATAAAGGTAATTTACTTAGTATATGTAAAAAATGTCATGATAAAATACATTATGAAAATATGGAATATTCAGGAAAGATAAAGACATCTGAAGGAATGATGTTATATAAATAATTTTGTTTTCTAATAGATTATTAAAGATATGAATTCAAACAAATTAATGTCCAATAATCCATTAACATCTATTACAAAAAATGTAGTAAAACAATCTTCAAATGATTTAAAAGATGTGTTACCAAATGATTTTTTTGAGTTAATTTTTATTTTTATAAAAGAACATTGGGATGATATTGTTATATTTGTAGTTGTTACATTTATTCTATTAATATTTGTAATGACTACAGGTATTAAATTTCATACAGATAATATAAAAAAGGATAAAATTATAAAAATATTATTTAGAACCGATCGTGATAGAATAGAATTAATTGATGAACATAAAAAAGCTCAACAACATATGAGAGAGATGAGTAAAATACAAAAAGATGAAAAGGATAATCAAAAAGATAATATACAAGAGAAAAATGAAGATAATAAAAAAGTTATAAATAAAGACAACACAAAATCAACTAAAGAGGGATTTGAAAATATAGTGAATTCAGTAGAATATGATTTCATAAATAAATAAATAATATATTAGATAAATAATATAAAATTGATTTATAAATAATTATATATTACACTATATAAAATATGATTATTCCAATTAAATGTTTCACATGTGGTAAAGTTATTGCTGATAAATATGAATATTATGTAAGAGAAATCACCAAATTTGATAAATCATCAAATAAAGATAGTCAAATGGCTATTAATCAACAGAAAAAAACCATAAAACATGACGTTATGGAAAATCTAGGTATTCAACGCATGTGTTGTAAACGCCATTTCATGACTCATGTTGATATATTATAACAATCATTATATATTATATTCATATTCATATTCATATTCACTTATATTTTTCAAATTTGTTAATTAAACATTCTCTGTATAATATATAATATATAATTTTTATGTACAAAAAAATAAATACCTCCAGAAAAAATAAAAATAAAGTCCTAAAATTACTTTCCAATAAAAAAAATAAAAACAATATCCGATTAATTATCAAAAAATCCAAATCCAAATCAAAATCCAAATCCAAATCCAAATCAACTCGTAAAAAACCCAAATCCAATTCCATTCGTAAAAAAACCAAAACCAAATCCAAATCCACTCATAAAAAAAACAAAAGAAAGTCCAAATTAACTCGTAAAAAACCCAAATCCACGAAAAAATATTTAAAAAAGAACTTAAAGGGAGGTTTTTATGGAAAACCTTTTTTTCAAGGAATAAATGAAACCGGATATGGGATAGAGAGTGCTTTAACTGATACTATGAGTGGATTAAAGGGTGAACCGCTATCAACATCATATGATGTTACATTACAACCTGATTTAAAAGTTTCACCTGATATAACAGATATAACTGATGAAAGTTATCAAGCAACTAAAGATGATTACGATAATGTTGCTGATACTGCTAGTACTAGTACATAAAATGAATAAGACAATTTAACAATATAGTATAAATGAAATAAATGTTATATAATTTTATTTATATTTTATTTATATTTTATTTATATTTATAGGTAAAGGAAAAAAATTATATCTAATGATATAAATAAATAGAAATATGCCTTTTGGAACATCTATGAAAGAAAATAAGAAAAAATTTCAACAATTATGTTCTCCTTCAAAATTGTATTTAATCATCTCTCTGGTAAGTGTTATTCTAATTCTTATTCAAAATTTATTTGAAACATCCAAATATTGTGTTGGTATGTATTCATGTAAAATAAATTTCCCAAATGTATTTATTTTTATTATGAAATTAATATATATTATTGTGTGGACAATTATATTGGATAGTTTATGTAAAAATAACTATATGGAAATTGCATGGGGTTTAGTATTATTACCTTATATTCTTATGTTTGTTATTATTGGTTATTTTATGTTAACTAAAATGTAAATATTTCATAATATTATATAGAATATATAGAAATATATAGAATATTATAAAAAATAAAAATAAAGGATTATATTCGTATTGTAATATAATAATATAGATATAATTCTTAATATGTCTGATCCAAAATTAAATATTACATCCATCGAAAAATCTCTCGATGATATTACCGATAAAAATACATCTATAAAAATAGATAAAAATAATAATATATGGAACATCATAAATATTTTTTTTAAAAATAAAGGAAAAGAATTAGTTAGACATCATATTGATTCTTATAATTATTTTATAAAAGATGGAATAAAGGACATCTTCAAACGAAACAATCCTATCCGTGTTTCAAATGGAAATACTATAATAGACATATATTTAGGAACAAAATCACCAGAACATATTAATAATAAAACCGATAATGATACTACTAACAACGAAATTACCAATAATGACATTACACATAAATTTACAATAGATGATTCTACAAATACTACCATTGATACACGAATACTTCCAAACTCTACACGATTACGAAATGAAACATATGCTGTACATATTTACTATAACGCATATATTTATTTATATACATCTGAATCAACTTCAACTATCACCAATTTCAAAAAAATAGAAAATATATATCTAGGAGAATTCCCTATTATGTTACAATCAAATATATGCGCTTTATCATCTTTAAATTCCATAGAAAGAGTTACTAATGGTGAATGTAAACATGATTATGGTGGTTATTTTATTATAGATGGTAAAGAAAAAGTTATCGTATCACAAGAAATATTCGGTAATAATTATTTAAATATAAAAGAAAATATTGACGATCAATATAGTTATGGTGTTGATGTACGTTCTGTTTCAAACGATCCTTCTAAACCAAAAAGAACATTTTCTATTCGTATGGTAAGATCATCTGATAAAAAGGAACAATCAAATAATACTAATGATGATAATGATGATAGTGAAAGTTCAATTAAAAAAAAACAATATAAAAATCAAATTGTAGCAATAGTTCCAAATGTTAGAAAACCTATTCCACTCTTTATTTTATTTAGAGCACTTGGTATTGAATCGGATAGAGAGATTATTCAATCATGCCTTTTAGATATGGAAAAAGAAAAAGATAAATTAAATGATTTTATCCCGTGTATACATGATTCAGGTATATATTTCACCCAACATAACGCAATCAATTATATTAAAAGTTTAACCAAGAAAAAATCTCTTATAACAGTTTTAGATATATTAACAAATTATTTATTACCTAATATAGGAACTAATAATTTTAAAACAAAATCACTTTATATTGGTTATATGGTAAATCAGATGTTAAAATTAAAACATAAACAAATTCCACCTACTGATAGAGATAGTTTCCTTTATAAAAGAATAGAAACAAGTGGAAGTCTTCTTTCTAATTTATTTCAAGAATATTATCTCGAATTTAAAGATGAAATTAGAAAATCATTTGATAAAAATTTTAGAGATTATTTAGAAAATATGTCATTAAATGATAATAATAATACATCTGAAAATACAAATTCAATCGAGTATATAAATAACTATATCAATTCTGTTCAAATAAAATACCTTTTTAATCATTATAATATTCAAAATGGTTTTAAAAAAGCATTTAAAGGTGATTGGGGATCAAAGACTTATACAAAAAAAGATGGGATAGTTCAAGATTTAAATCGTTTATCTTATTTCTCTCATCTAGAACATTTACGTAAATTAAATATTGATATGGATTCAAACGCAAAAGTTGTAGCTCCACGTTATCTACATTCCAGTCATTGGGGTATTGTTTGTCCTATACATACACCTGACGGTGGTAATATTGGGTTTCATAAACATCTTGCATTAGGTGCATATATAACATTAGGAGTAGATGATACACCATTAATTGAATGGATAAAAAATATAGAATTACCTAATATATCATCATCATCATCATCATCATCTTCATCTTCATCTTCATCATCTTCATCTTCATCATTTTATAATGTAAATGAATTAATATATTCTGATTTATATAAATGTACAAAAATTATTGTTAATGGTAATTGGATAGGTGTACATACAAATCCAATTGAATTAAAAACATTATTTATTAAAGAACGAAGAAATGGAAATATTAATCCACATATAAATATATATTGGAATATTCAACAAAATGAATTACATTTTTCAACAGATGGAGGTCGCTTATCACGTCCTCTATTCTATACAAATTACGATTACAATTCTATTATATCTAATAAAAAATCTTTATCACATTCATTAAATGTAATATACAATACAATAAAATCAAATCCAAATATTGAATGGGATAATCTTATTACAAATACAGATTTACATGATAATAAAAGAGAATTTCCATATATTATCAAAGAAAATAATAATATATCATCTTATAAAACATCTATTGAATATGTAGATACACTCGAATCACAAGGTATTATGATAGCCAATCATGACGAATATAATATGTTGAAATATTTTCATACACATATGGAAATACATCCATCTCTTATTTTAAGTGTATTAGCTAATATGATTATTTATCCTGAAAATAACCAATCTCCACGTGATATGTTCTCATGTGGACAAACTAAACAAGCCGCATCAATTTATTCAACCAATCTATTTAATAGAATCGATATTATGGGATTTCATCTTACATATGGTCAAAATCCAATTATACATTCCAGATATTATGACTATATAACAGAAGGCGAACATCCATATGGTGAAAATGTAATTGCCGCTATAATGTGTTATTCAGGATATAATGTAGAAGATGCTCTTATATTCAATAAAGCATCCATAGATCGTGGTATGTTTAATACGATTTATTATAAAATGTTCGAAACAGAAGAAAATAGAAAATCAAGAAATAGTTTTAAACCTGTATCACATATTATGAATATAGAAAATCAAGGAGATAATGTAATTCAAAAAAAAATAGGCTATGATTATTCTTTATTAGATGAAAATGGTATCATTAAATCAGGCACAACCATTTCAGAAAATTCTATTCTCGTAGGAAAAGTTTATAAAAGTTCAGAAGATAAAAATATTTATATTGACGATTCATTACCTGCTAGTAAGGGAACCACAGGAATAGTAGATAAAATATATATACATAGACGAAGTGATGGTAGTATTATGGTAAAAATACGTATTAGAAATACATTAAAACCTGAATTAGGTGATAAATTTTGTTCAAGAGGTGGACAAAAAGGAACAATTGGTATGATATTACCTGAAGAAGACATGCCATTCACAAAAGATGGTATACGTCCAGATATTATACTCAATCCACATGCTTTTCCAAAACGTATGACCATTGGACATTTAATTGAATGTTTAATCGGAAAAGATGCTTTACATAAATGTCATTATATTGATGGAACAGCATTTGAAAATAAAAATCTTACACAATCTTACCTTGAAAGTTTAAATTTAAATTCAAATTCAAATTCATCCAATCCTATCAATTCAAATGAACTTACACAACTTCATCAAAAATTAGGAAACGAAAAAATGTATAGTGGATTTTCTGGAAAACTCATAGACGCATTTGTTTTTACAGGACCAAATTATTATTTACGATTAAAACACATGGTAAAATATAAAATTAATTATAGATGCAAAGGTCCTAGAACATTATTAACACGACAACCTTTACAAGGTCGTGCAAATGACGGTGGATTACGTATTGGTGAAATGGAACGTGATTGCTTAATCGCACATGGTATGACTAATTTTCTTACAGAATCAATGATGAAACGAGGTGATGAATATGAAACTGTCGTATGTAATAAAAGTGGATTAATCGCAATTTGGCATAAAAGAGAAAATATACTTTATAGTCCACATGTAGATGGTCCATTAAAATGGAATGAAACATTAGATAAAGATATTACTATACAAACACCTGAGTTTATTTCAAAGTTTGGAAACTCATTTAGTAAAATACATATTCCATATTCATTTAAATTAATGATTTATGAGCTTATTTCGATGAATGTATCTATGCATATAATTACAGAAGATAATATCGACCAGTTACAGAATTTTCATAATTATACAAGTTTTAATTCAATCAAAAATAGATTTAAATCATCTCAGTCAGGTGGTAATATTAATAATTTCAATATAGATATACAAAATGATTGTAATCAATCATCTGATAATGATGATGACGATGATGTTGATTTTGATGTACATAATGACATACATGATATTAATGATAATCATAAATCCATCGCTATTATTGTTCCATATCGACACAATACAGATACAGAACATCTAATCAATCAGAATAGAAAAGTTCATCTTGAAATGTTCACTAAACATTGGACCACTTTTTATAAAAAAATAAAAAAATATGGTGAAATAAAATTAAATGAAATTATTCATGTTGATATTTATATTATTGAACAAAAAGATACACATAATAATATACCATTCAATCGTGGTTCATTAATTAATACTGGTGTAGATATTGCTCTAAATCACCTAAATTATAATTCTATTATTATACACGATGTTGATATATTACCTCTTGACAATTTAATCAAACCTATCGCCGAAAGTATCTATATATCCAATTCAAATCACAAAATTTCACATTTCACATATAACTGGGAACGCTTCTCCAAATTTAAAGAACGATTTATAGGTGGTATTTATGCTATTGATCCTACATTGTTTTATTCTGTAAATGGATATCCAACTTATTTTGAAGGTTGGGGTGGCGAAGACGAAGCTTTCTTACGTAGAATAGAACATTATCTAAATCAAAACAGATTTTCACTATCTCTCAACGATATAATTTTGAAAATGGATTCTATTAAAAATGATGATTTTATTGATCTTGAATATATCAACAATTATCAAGAAAAACTAAATATTATAAAATCTTATAAATCGTGTATAAATAAATTTATTTCAAAAGGTATCATAACTGATTGTGACCAATACGTAATCGACAACTATGGTCTTGTAAATAATTCAAAAGGAAAATTATACTCTATTAAAAATATTGATGTTTTAAATAATCACGATAATATAAAAAAATATAGTATTTCTCTAAATAGAAACAAAACATGCTCTGATATCGTTTATAATAATATAAATCTTCACAAACAACAAAAACAAAAACAAATAGAATATGGTTTTGAAACTAACAATAATAATTTAGAATCCCATTATAATAACATTAATACATCATATATATCAAAATATAATATTGATGTTAATAATATTGATGATAATAATATTGACGATAATAATATTGATGATAATAATAATATAAAACCTATTGTTGTTACAAAATTACCTACTCAAATTTAAATTCATATATTATAATTTATATTAAATATAAAATTGATATGAATTAAATATAAAATTGATATGAATTAAATAATATTTAATACTATATAATTATAACGTTATAGTATGAATGTATATCAATCAAGTTCCGAAGATGCAATTATCGAAAAATCAAAAAAGAATTTATTTATATTATTGCAAAAAAGAAAGTCTTTTAATGATATAAAACAATATTCTGATATTATATATAATAATATAGATAATTTCAAAAAAAGTAAATCAAATAATGATATTATTACTAAATATATATCAAATGATAATACAAAATTATGTATTATTGAATTATTATATAATCCTCTTCGTGAAAATACCATTAATGATATTATAGAAACATTAGTCAATACACAAATTGATGAACCATTCAATAAAAATGATGAAATTATTATTATTACCAATGACAAACCTAACGCATCCGCACAAAAAATTCTAAAAGAATTGTATACCACAGATAATCCATTTATTAATGTTATTCCTATCATTTCACTACAATTCAATATTTTAGATCATGATCTTGTTCCTGAACATATTGTCATCTCTAGTGACGAAGAAAAACAAAAAATTTATTCAGAATTAATGATCCAAAATGATAGACAATTACCTGAAATATCTCGTTTTGATCCTGTCGCTATCGCCATTGGTTTACGTCCTAATCAATTATGCAAAATTATTAGAAAAAGTAAAACTACCATCAATTCCGTTTATTATCGTATATGTGTGTAAATATTTTATATATACTATATAACTAAATATATTTATTATTATGACTGGTTGTACTATTAATGATATAACTAGTGACATTAGTAATACTACTATTTCTACTGATGCTGAAACGTTTATAAAGAATTTAATATCTGAACTAGAACAACCATTGTACGGTTCATTAAATTATTTTAACTTTAAATCATTTCCTGCATGTAATTTATCATACAAACAAACGTATAATCCTTCAGATAATACTATTATAGCTGGTTGTGCTAATGTAATAGATGATTCTGAGTGTAGTACTCCTGATAATCAAAAAAAAATACAAAATACATTAGTAGATTTACAAACCGCTATTGATACTCAAATTGATAATTTTATAAATAATAAAATAACTAATCTAATGAACAACGATACTGGTGATAGTGAAGATAATAAAACAAAACAATATTTAATAGATACTATATCTAATATAAATGATACACAATATATAGGAGGAAATGAAAATAATTATTTAAAATACAAAAAATCAATTAGCCATCATAGAAGATATGTATGGAGAGAACGAGTATTTTTTGCTGTTCAAATTATCGTCTTTTTTTTATTTTTTATACTAATGGCAAGCACATTAAAAAAAACAGATACTACCTTAAATAGTATTAAAAATAATACTTCACAATCATCATCTTCTATAAAATCAAAATCATCATCCATGTATAATAATTTAAAAGGCAATATAGATTCAAAAAAACAATATTTAGAACAAAAAATACCTAAAGCAGTTCCAACTACTACTCTCAAATCTACTAAAAAAAATACATCTAAACCAGCTAATAATTCTTCTAATAATTCTTCTAATAATTCTTCTAATAATTCTTCTAATAATTCTTCTAAAACATAAATATAAGAAAATTATTATAAATTATATATACTATAAATTATTTATATTGTATATATAATTAACAAACTATAAATATAATATGGGAGACTTATCTGAACAGCAACTAAAAGTAAATTTTACTGACAGTAAACTGAATAACCAAGATAAACAAGCAATTAATGATTTCGCATCTAAATCATATAAATTACAAACATATTTATATTATTCTATGATACTATTATTCGTAGTATTATGTTTAATTTTTTTCTTTCTTGTGAAAAATAAAATAAATATAAATTCTTCTTCTAATTCAAATAATTAATTCTATATTTTATATTTTATATTTTTAATGAAACATAAAACATAAAATATACAATATACAATATAAAATATAAAATATAAAATATAAAATATAAAATATAAAATATAAAATATCTACATAATCTATTATTTATATAATTTATAATTATTTTATATAATAATACATTAATATTATATAGTATATAAATGCCAACATTAGATTATAATCTTATTAAAGACATTTCAGATAATATATCTACAACAGGTATTACAAAATATAATAAACTTAAAACCCAAATAAAAAGTATTAATACAGGTATACCTGATAAAAATTTTAAAGGTATAAATGATACGAGTCATACAGATAAGAAATTAATACTATCAGAATACGGATATATGTATGATTTGAGTGGTCAATCACAAATTAATAACTTATTTACTTATAACAACAATTTTTCACAATCAGCATTAGGTCTAGATTTTCAAAAAGATGATACAATTAGTAACGATGAATCGTTATCTATATTTACACCTTCTGATATTTGTTTAAATTTGTTTAATCCAACCAGCAATTCAGGTGTTCAATTAAATAGAGTATTTAAATATAATAAAGGTACTGGTGACGATGTATCAAAATGTATTGTATATTTTGATATATTTGGAAAAGGTAAAAAAAAATGTTATAATAATTCTACAGATGCAACCAATGATATATGTCATAATTTATGCAGAGTAACCGGAGAAACAAAATATGAAGATTATCCAGAATTAAAAGTAACTGATACAATAAATTATATAAATACATCAACTACTGATATTAAAGCTATTACAGGTGATTCATTTAAATGTACACTAAATACTAGTAATGGTAATGGTAATGATACAAAACTACATAATATTTTAAATTTTTATAAAAAACATGTTAAAAAAGACATAGGTGAGAAAAAAACAAATTATACAGATACACTTAATGAGTATCATGATAAAATAAGCACATCTACATATATAGATAAAGCACTTACGATGTATAAATATAGATATTATATATTGTTTGGTGTTCTTGGATTATTTATTTTATTTTTTATATTTCAGTTAAGTAAATTATTTAAATCAAGTAAATCATCAACAAGTTCATCTGCTATACCTTCAATAATGCCTATACCATTCAGTTCTACTACAAATTCATTATCATCATCAAATACTAAAAATAATTCTAATAATTCTGGAAACAATAGAAACAATAGAAATAGTGGAAATAATAGTGGCAATAATAGAAATAGTGGAAATAATAGAAATAATAATAGAAATAATGGAAATAACAATAGTGGAAACAATAGAAATAATAGTGGAAATAAGAATAATAATTCGTCTGGACCTACAAATAATATAGAATTAAATAATAGATAATTTATAAGAACATAGATAATTTATAAGAACATAGGTTATAGTATAGTATTATTATATTTGAGTATAGTATTATTATATTTGATTATATTATATATAAGAAGTTATAATGCCAAGTATTGGAGCTCATACCAACCAACTAAATGAAATGAATACAAATCTAAGTAGATTAAATATGATAAAATTATATGAAAAAAAAAGATACGAACACAAACTAAAAATATTATGGAAAGCAATCTATTATATAGTTATATTAATTATAATATTTGTGGCTAATCGTTATGGATTACCTACATCTGTTGCTCAGGTTTTATATATTTCATCATCTTCTGTATTTTTAATATGGATGGGATTATTAATTATTGATTTACATAAAAGAGATCCAAATATATTTGATGAATATTATCATTTAACCGATAAATCATTATTACAAGAAACCTCTCAAAGTAAACAATTATTAAATAAATATAAACAAATGAAAAATGAACAATGTGAACAACTATAAATAATAATAATATAAAAATACAAGATTTTCATATTATTATTATTTTATTATTTTATTATTATTATTATTTTATTATTTTATTATTTTATTATTTTATTATTTTATTATTTTATTATTTTATTATTATCTATCTACCTCTAAATAATAATAATATGAAAATCTTGTATTTTTATTTTATTATTATTATTATTATTAAAATACAACCGAATCTATATCAAACGCACTACTTCTATCACCACCATTCGCCAAACTATATTCAGAAACCCTTTTTTCAAAGAAATTTGTCTTCGCCTCTACACTTATTAAATCCATGAAATCAAATGGATTAGATTTATTATATATTTTCTTATACCCTAATTGTGATACCAATCTATCCGCTACAAATTCTATATATTGACTCATTAATATTGAATTCATACCTATCATTCTACATGGCAACGCATCACAAATGAAATTCTTTTCTATACTCACCGCTTCTTTCACTATACTATGAACCTTTTCCTGTGATAATCTGTTATTTAATTTATTATATAATAATACTGCAAATTCTGTATGTAATCCCTCATCTCGTGATATTAATTCATTACTGAAAGTTAATCCCGGCATTAATCCCCTTTTTTTCAACCAATATATAGCACAAAATGATCCACTAAAAAATATTCCCTCTACACAGCTAAATGCTAGTAATCGTGTTGCAAAATCACTTTCTTCATCATGTATCCATTTAATTGCCCATTGTGCCTTATCACGAATACATTGAAATTGATCTAACGCATTAAATAATTTATTCTTATCCTCTTTATTCTGTATATATGTATCTATTAATAAACTATACGTTTCACTATGTATATTTTCCATCATAATCTGAAATCCATAAAACGCTTTTGCTTCTGCTAACTGAACTTCCGTCATAAATCGTAATCCTAAATTTTCTAATACTATACCATCACTCGCTGCAAAAAATGCTAGAATCATTTTAATAAAATATTGTTCATTTTTTGTTAATGTCGTCCAATGTGTCATATCTTTGGAAAAGTCTATCTCTTCTGCTCTCCAAAAGCAATCCATCTGTTTTTTATACATAGACCATATATCATGATCTTTAATTGGAAACATTACAAATCTATCATCTGTGACGTCCAATAGAGGTTCAAAATCACGAGTATTTGATTGTTTTGTAGATGGTTCTGAAATAGACAACGACATTCTATATTAATTATATATTATAGATTTATATTATTTATCAAATATATTATTTACAATATAAATATTTTATTAATATGTATATAAATCATAATAAATTGTATAATGGATCCAGATGAAATTAAACAAAAATATTTTTGTATTTCACAATATAATTTAGATATAGAAAACGAATTTAATAATACATTAAAGACCAACACACCTTATATTAAATATTGTAATAATAAAGATAAAGATAAAGATAAAAATAAAGATACACCTCCTGTTGTAGAAGACAATCTACATAATAATATATTATATAGTAATTTACCTAAATTATTATCTATAAATCAATCTGGAATTAATGAGAATGATTTTATTGAAAAATTAGAAGATATTGTATTATTGTATGAATCACAATCTGAAATAAAAAATAAAAAAACAAATAGTTATGGTAATTATGATAAAATTATTACTATATCAAAAACAATTATAAATAATCATAAAGATATTTCTAAAAGTAAAAATATACCTAATATTATCAACGATTTAAGTAATAATATCAACGATTTAAGTAATAATATCAACGATATAAGTAAAAAATCAACTAAAAAAATACGAGAAAAACTTATAAAAATACAAAATACATTAGATAATGACATTAAATTACGTCATTTAATTTATTATGATGAATTCAATACTATCATAAAAAAATTATCTGAAAATAAAAGCAGATTATTAACTAAAAATTTAATTGATAATGGTGATGGTAATGTAAATAAAATAAATGAAATATTAAATAGTAATTCTGATACAGATATGTTTAGTAATTATTTAAATGCAAATCCAAATCCAAATTCAAATACAGATACAGATACATATAAATATATAAATGTTTATTTAAAAAATTATATTCCATCATCAGAAGCAGCATCAGCATCATCAGAAGCAGCACAAACAGCAGCACAACCAGCACAAACATTAGCACAAACAGCAGCACCTAACAAAAATATAAAATCAATAATACAATCAATAATAATTAATAAATATAAATTAAAACAAAATAAAAATATATCTTTATTATTTTCATATATAGATCAATATGTAGAATTGAAAAAAAAATATATAAATAATGAAGATGAATCAAAATCTGAATCTGATTCTGAATTTGATAGGTTAAATACCGAAATTAGTAAATTACAAGTTGAATTATCACAAAGTGAATTTAAAGATAATATTGATATGGATAATGATATTAATAATAATGAAATTAAAAAATTAAAAACCGAAATATCGAATTATATAAATTATATAAATAATAATGGTATTCTTTATAATAGTTATGGATCTAAAAAGGATTATTTTATAGATATTACATTAAACAAATCAAATATAGATTATATATTAAATACATCCATAGAATATGAATTGAATAATAAATATGATAAAAATAAACATGAACAAAATATTAAAATAATTGAAAATAATGATTATTTAAAATTTGAATACTTATGTAAATTAAAGGACGTATATAAAAGTAATATTGAAAAAATTATTAAAAAAAAGAATGAAAAGAATGAAAAGAATGAAAAGAATGAAAAGAATGAATATACTATCACTCCAAAAGATATTATAACTACGATTGATAATAATATGATAAATAGTATACGACAAGAGGAATATAATATAACACGGGATATAATATTAAAATATAATACAGATGCGTTAATTGATCTATATTATAAAGAAGAATGGAAAAAATATAAAGAAAAAAAAATAAGTGAATTGCATTTACCAAATGATATTTCAAACGATAATATTGATATAAATATTACAGT